AGACGTGCCGTTGGTTTCTGGACTAATTGCTCCGCTGGGAAGTCAGCCATCGCTCACGTTAGAAGCAGGCGCAGGCTACAACCAGCCGAAATCCACCGAGGCGAACAGCTCTCTGAGTGGTGGCGTCGTGCCTGGCGGAGCTCAATCTGGAAAGTCCATAGCCGAGGTGATGACGATGGAGGTGGAGGGGCAGTACGTGCATCCGTCTCTCGAGGGCATACCGATCAGGCTACATGTCCGCAACGAGCGAGGCAGGTTCGACAGGCGCGGGGTGGGGCAGTTACACGCGGGTGGAGACGATGTGGATGGACTAAAGAGAAACGTAACAGGAAAGAAATGAACGCATTCCTTACAACGAAAGCCGCCGCCGAAGTAATCGAAGGACATGTGGGTCCTTTAACGGCGGACGAGATCCTGCTCCGCAAGGCCGTGGATCGCCAGCTTAAGAAGCAGCTTGCAGAGGTCCACAGTCGAGTTGAGGCGGGTGCTAAGGCCTCCGCTGTCCCATCAAAAGTAGAGGTATGGGACAAGGCAATGATCGCCGAGGTCAGGCCCGTGTGGTTCGGATTGTTCAAGAAGGGTGGGGACAGGGCATTGAAGGAGATTCGCTGGTTCCCGAAAGGGGCAGGCAAGTCGGTGAAGTACACGCGGGACATGATCGAGAAGGCAAAGCCGGCGTCCATTGTTATCCCGCCCTGGGTGGAAGACCCTGAGGTCCTGGCTGCCCTCGAGCGTGAGATGTTCAAGTTCGCCCACGGCATTGACCAGACCACAGCCGACATGCTACGGGAGACATTGATTGCCGGGATGGACGAAGGGGACACGATAGGCGAACTGGCGAACAGCATCTCGGCCTTATCGGATGAGTGGATCGAAGGCTGGCGGAGCGAAATGATTGCCCGCACGGAAACGACCAGGGCTTTCACTGCCGGACATATTGAGGCTTGGCGTTCCACCGGCGTGGTCAGTCGGAAGGTGTGGGTGGCGGCCTCGGATGCCTGCCCGTTCTGTTTGGAGATGAATGGAACGGTAGTGGACTTGGACGAAACCTTTTTTGACCAGGGTGAAGAGCAGACAGCAGACTGGAAAGATCAGGAGCTCTCAATGAGCCACGATTATTCCGACGTGGATGGCCCACCCCTTCACCCGAATTGCAGATGTGCTTTAGTTGCCGAGTTAGATGAACAAACACAAGAGGAGACATAGGAGAATGAAGACACTTCTTAAGATCGCCGAGATGATGCAGTACCTGCCCGACAAGATGAAGGATGCCGTCCACCACGCTGCCAAAGACGCCGGGCAGAAAACTGATGACCTGGAACTCCACAGGCACGCCCACAGTGAAAAAGCCGCCGTCAATGGACTGGACCCGAAGTCCCGCAAGGCGTTGAAGTACGTTAGCGCCCGGACGCAGGACAGGGACGACGAGATCGTTATACCTAAAAGTATCAGTCTCGACGAGTTCCGCAAATATGCCCACGTGCTTGTGAACCACAACTACTCTCTCCTGCCCGTAGGCAGTGACGAGAGTATCGAGGCAGACGACTACGGCATTAAGGCAATGACCGTCTATGCCGACACGGGAGAAGGCACCTTGGCCAACATTGTGTGGGCTTTGATTTCACAGGGGCATCTGAAGTCGTCCAGCATCGGGTTCGTCCCTACGTCGTTCACCAAGCCCGGGGCGCGTGACTGGGATCATGTGGCAAACCAGCTTCAAAGCAACTGGAAAGAGTTTGACAAATCGCGGGCCGAGAAGTCCATCAGCCGGATCATCACCGGTGGCGTCCTGCTGGAACATTCCGACGTGAGCGTTCCCTGCAATGCAGACGCCGAACTGATCAGCGTGTGCAAAGGCATGAACCTGGACGGCAAGGTAGTCAAGCAGTTGGGCTGGGAGATGAAGGACGGGATTCTGGTCAATAAACAAGAGGCCGACCCGGTGCCGTGCGTATGTGACGAGTGCGGGTTCGTGGCGGACGCGGTGGTGGGGAGCAGGTGCCCCGAGTGCAAGACCGGCGCGATGAAGGCCAAGGGCAAGGAGAAGGCGATTGAGGTGATCAGCAAAGGCGGCGCTGGCTCAGGCAACTTCGGGCACGAGGGAAGGCCTGGGGAGGTGGGCGGGAGTGGTGGTGGGGGTGGAAAAGACGAGGGTAAGGAAAGCGGAAGAAGGGGACGCGATTCATTGACCGGCCACCTATCCACAGTTGATCTGCAATTGAGTCATGTTTCTGATTTATTGGAACGAGCAGATTCAAGGCATATCACAGCAAATTCGGTAGGGAGTGATGCGGACCAAGAAAAAGATCGTAATCTTGATTCTGCCTGGAAGGTTGCCAGAAGATTGGAACGAGTCGTTGCTGATTTGCAATCTATTGACGACCCCGAAGTGCAGAGTGCTGTAGCCAGCTTAACAGAAGGCCTTTCTTTATTGAAAAAAGGGGATATAGGAGACGCATTTGATGCTATTTCCAGTGGGAGAGATGATCTTAAAGATGCTGTTGAATCAGAAGATGTTCGAGTAGAAGTTTTGGATGCTTTAGGTAAAAAGACTATTAAAACCAAGAAATCCTTCCACTCCCACGCCGTCGAGAAACCCAACCCCCACATGCCGGGCGGGTTGTTCAGCGCGTGCGTGCTGCTGATGGAGGACAAGGGACACGACACCGAGTCCGCCAAGAAGATATGTGGTGCGCTCCAGGCCGACGCGGGTGGCAAGGGGCTGACCCAGGCCGAGACCAAGACCTATCAGGAGATTGTGGACAAGGCCAAAGTCCAGCCGTGTGTCTGCGATGAGTGCGGGGAGGAGGATGAATGTGTGCCCGGCAGTGATTGTTCCGCGGCTGACTGTGAAGGGACAATGAAGCCGAAAGGAAAACAGTCCGCCCAGAAAGCCCCACGCGTTCCTGTCGAATGCTCCGAGTGTGGAAAGAAGAGCGACGGCATCCCGGGCGGCAAGTGTACGGAGGATGGCTGTAAAGGGACGTTGAAGCCTATAAAGGGCAAGAGCCAAACTGCTCCTGAGATCAAAGTCATACGTCCCGCCCCGAGCGTGAAGGTGCTGTTCGTCCCGCCGAGTGGAACAGAGATAGCCCAGCGGGTAGGGGAGGCGGTGGAGAAGGCTCTTTCGAGAAGGACCGGAAAAATAATGTAACAAACGATCTATGGCACAGCTCATCCCGACGCGTAACGGCAGGGGCGGCAGGCCGAGGTCAACGCAACAAGAAACAGGGCCGTGGAAAGTACGGCCCAAATGAAGGGACAGAGACAATGAAGAAGAAAGTCAAGCTATTAAAAGACTGGAAAGGCCACGCGGCTGATTCCGTCCTTGAGGTGGACGCGGAGACCTACACCGAGTTGGTTGATGGAAAGATCGGAGAGGCTTACAAGGAAGACGAAAAGTCGTTCCTGGCCGTCCAGAAGTCCATGATCGACAAGGCGACGGACGCCGCAGTCGGCGCTGTTGAAGCCAAGCTCAAGGAAATGGCCAGCGACACCACGAAGATGATCCACATCAGCGTCAAGGATCGTTCGGACGATGACCCGACCTTCGGGTATCTGCCGGGCAATACCAAGTCCATGAAGGACCTGTCGAAAGACGAAGTGAACTTCGCTTTCGGTAAGTTCGCGGTGGACGTGATGCGGGCGGCCAACGGTCGTGAGAGCGAATCTCTCATGAAGTGTCGGGAACGCAGCGAGAAGATGATTAAGAAGTCGGCCGGAGACGGACTGGTGGTCAGTTCCGATCAAGACGGCGGCTACCTGATCTTCAGCGCAGCGAGCCAGATGCTGCAATCGACCAGCCTGGAAGATTCGATTGTGCGGCCCAGAGCCAACCGGATCACCATGAGCACCCAGCTCTTGCGTATGCCGTACCTGCGCGACCAGACCCACGCGAGTGGATTGGTCTATGGAGGTATTCACATTTACTTCGACGACGAGCTTGCACAGCTTCAGTCGAGTAAGGTGAAACTGGCAGCCATCGAGTTCAAGCTCAAGAAGATGACCGCCATGGGCTATGCCTCGGATGAGTGGATCAAGTGGTCCCCTGTCACGTTGGGCAGCTGGCTGATTCCGAAGTTCGGTGAGGCCATCGGCTTCAAAGAGGACCTGGTGTTCCTGCGCGGTAAAGGTGGTGGACAGCCCCTTGGCGTACACAACGGGCCTTGCAAGATCGAGATTGCAAAGGAAGACGGCCAGGATGCTGGCACGTTCCTCCTCGAGAACAGCACGGCCATGTTCGCACGGTTGAAGGTTCGGAAAGACGCCAAGGTGGCTTGGCTGATGAACCGGACTGTATTCCCGCAACTGCCCTTGTTCAACATCACGGCCGGCGCAGGCGGCGCTCCCGTGTTCACGAACAACGTCGGTGACGCTCCTGGCCAGAAGCTGTGGGGCTATCCGATTGTTTGGACGGAAAAGGTCCCGGCCCTCGGCACCGCTGGCGCCATCTCGCTGATTGACTTCAGCGACTATGACGTTGCGGACGACCAGAGCGGCCCGGAGATCGCTCAGTCCATCCACCTGAAGTTCGACTTCGGGCAGACGGCGTTCAGGATCACCAAGTACATTGATGGTCAGAACGAAACCGATGCGGCGTTCCAGCCCACGAACGGCAGCACGTTGAGCCCGGTCATCACGTTGGCGGCCTAAACGATACGAAACGAAACATCTCATCACTAAAGGAGAATTGACAATGAGATTGATCGAGAACAGTAAGGTAGTTATCAAGGACGCTCTTCAAGGGACGGGCGGACTCCAGACGGCCGGAAACGGCGTGTGCATGGCCAAGTATAACCGCTGCCGCATTACCCTGCTCGTCGCATGCAGCGACGCCGCAGTGGTCGGTGGCGCGGTTACGTTGAAGCAAGGGACGACCGCGTCTTGCGCGACGGCGTTGGCCTTCACCGAGTACTGGAAGAACGAGGACGTGCTTGCGGGCGATACGTTGACCCGTGTCGAAGCCGCGACCCTCGCTGCCGGTGTTCAGAACAAAACCGCGATGTACGTCTTCGAAGTCAAGTCCGATATGCTTGACAGCGATACGCACGGATCGGAAAACACCTACATTCGGTTGGACCTCACCGACATCACAACCGCGACGGAAGCCCACAGCTTGATCTATGAGCTGTACGAGCCCCGTTACGCGTTGGGTGCGGAAGGCATGCCGACCGCGTGGTAAACGACCGAGACATCAATGGCCTAAACGGATAGGCCGGGGCAAGATTAGACCGGCCTATCCTAAGGGACTTGGAGGAAAGACGAAATGAAGAAGGTTATTTCAATCATGGCGGGACTCGCTTTGATCGCGCTTTCCGTGCAGGCTGGAACTGTGGAGCAGAAATTCTCCGGTCCCAGTGGGCAAGGGAAGTGGATCTGGTGGGCTCCGTCCACGGGTGTAACGAACCTGGTGATGGGTACGGGCGGTGTTGAGAAGATTACACTGTCCGGAAGCCCGTTCACGGCAACGGTGACCAAGCAAACGACCACCCCGGTCTATGCCGCCACCAACGATCCGACGGTTACGGTGACGAAGCAGACTGTGACTCCGGTTTATGCGGCGACCAACGATCCTACCGTAACGGTCACCAAACAAACTGTGACTCCTGTCTACGCCGCCACGAATGACCCGACGGTTACCGTGAGCAAAGAGACGGTGGTTATCACAAATTACTATGCGCCGGTTGCACAGTATGGCACGTTCACAAACGTCTATTTGGACGTGACCAATACTTACCAAGCGGTAACAGGTATGACGTGGAGCACCACAGTCGTAACGGCTATGACCAATGCTACGGCAACGGCAACCCTGACGGCAGGCGCGTCGGTGGCGATCATGACCAATGCGACAGCGGCAGCGACCTTAACTGCCGGCCAGAGCGTGGCAATGATGACGAACGCAACCGCAGCGGCCACTTTGACCGCGGGCGCGAGCGTGGCAATCATGACCAACGCCACGGTGGCGATCACAGGTCCTTAACGGAAGCGATACTCTAACGGGGAGGGACAGCAAACCTCCCCCGCAGAGGAAGGAGATAGATGAAAAGGATTTTAATAGGAATAGCAGGGGTGGTACTGATAGCAGCCCAAGCCCTTTGCTCGGAGGGTACGGTTGTCGAGGATAAGAACATCCAAGGCTTTCCCGCAAAGTACACCCTGGCTTGGACCGCCTCGACCAACGGAGTTGTCGTAGCCGTCCCGACCACGTTCTACGTGCGTGGGGAGATACAGCGTGCCGTCCTTAGCGGGACGTCAACCGGGGCAACGTATTCACTGACCCTCAAGGATACAGCGGGCGTGGATGTGCTTGCGGGCCTTGGGGCAGCGGTAGCCACGAATGCCATAGCGAGTTTCGTGCCGGGGATAAGGATTACCGATGGAACGACCACCAATGTGAGGCCGTATGTGGTGAACGACATACTCACGTTGGACGTTACCGTGGCAGGGAGCAACAGACCGGCGCGGTATATCTGTACGTGAAGTGACCGAAACAGTAACGAGAACCAAGAAGGAGAAGTGCCATGGCAAAGAGGGAAATTAAAAGGACGGACGTGGACGGAGCCGCAAACGATACGCCGGGGAACAGCGAAACGGATGAAGCGGAGAAACAGGACGGGCAACAGACACCGCCCGAAACCAACAAGCCGGATACGCCGAGCGAACCCAAGGCGCCCGAAACCGATAAGCCGGATGAGAAGCCGGATGAAAAGAAGAACAAGGATTTGCCTCCCGAGAAAAAGGCTCACCCCGAAGAGAAGATCAAACCGTTGAACGAAACTGTGGTGGTTGCCAAGGTGCCGACAGTGATCGTCGTCCGTGTCCTCCACAAACTGATTCTGTTCAACGACGGCCGCAAGATGCGACGGGAGAAGATTGTTCCCGGCAAGCCGGTGACGATCAAGATCACACAATGAAGCAAGGACCTACAGCCCATAAGATGGTGGAAAGGCCGGAGGCGATGAAAACCGCCGATACAGCCCTGCCCAAATCGAAGGGGTATAAGTCCCGCGAAAGGGTATTGGACCCAGGTACAGGGCAGGCCAGGCTGGGTCCTGAGGGAGGTAAGGGATGAATCTAACAACCACAACCCGGTTCAAAGTCTATGCGGGGATGACCGGCACCTCGCAGGATGCACTCATTGCCGCCCTCATCGCGCAGGTGTCCGATCAACTGGTCAGGTACTTGAGGCGAGACCTGGCTGTCACTACCTACAAGAGCTGGATAGACGGCAGTGGTAATCCTCTCCAGCGACTTGAGCAGTGGCCGATCCTGGCCATCTATCAGGTGTCAGTTACTTCTATCATTGCCGGCTACATCAAGAACACGGCCGCCACTACGAAGCGAGCGAGCGTGTCCTTTGACGGAACCAACCTGTCTCTCATGTCCGTTTCCAATACTGGGACGGAGACATTGACCGACAAGCCTGTGAGCACGTCTAAGATCCTGTCCACGTTGAAGACAGCGATTGAGGCAGTGACCGGTTGGGAAGTGACACTGAACAGCGCGGACTACGACGGTGAGCCCTCCAACATGCTCCGCCCAATTTACGCCCAGGATGCCCTCGATCCCAACATGGCGAATCTGCTGTTGCCCGACCATCCCGAGGCTGTGAAGTTGATCTCGGAGGACACCATCGAACTGGCAACCAAGCTCGAGCCGGATATGTTTGCCCGACGTTCCGACGCTCGCGGGAGCGGCTTTGGTGGTGGGTCTATTGTGCCGGGCTTTGATGCCACTCCAGGCATAGGGGGAGGCTTCCCGGCCGGTACAGCCAACATCTTTATCTGGTACAAGGCTGGGTACACGTTGCCTTCCGACACTTCCGGAGAGACGCCCGCTTCCGATGGCACGTTGCCTCAGGGCTTGGCTTTGATCGTTCATGAGATCCTGCAGGATGTTCTGTCCAGCACGAAGCTGAACAGCAACCTGCAGAGCGAGTCGATCGGTGGCTACTCATACTCGCTCAGGTCGGCGGCCAACGGGGCTGTGGCATCGGCGATTGAAAACAGAAAGAAAGACCTCAATTTATATAGGAGGGTCAGTATTTGATGCGGACTACCATTTATGCTT